CAATTTATCAAGATAGACCCTCATCCTCTTAGAAAACTGAAATCGCAGATGCTAAGACTCGTTTCAGCAGTAGGATTGAGAGACCAGATAAAAACACATGCATTTTTTGCCAACTTCAACGACAAAGCTGTAGAAAGCTACAGAGAGAGCCCTATTCAGATAGGATTTAGCCCTTTGAAAGTCGGAGATGCTAGCAACTTTGTCAAAAGTTTAAATCCAAAGAGAAAGAGGAAACTCAAGTATATGGCAGATGATGTTCAAACTTGGGATTACAACTACTTTCAATGGATTTTTGAAATGGTGACAGAGATTTCTGTGAGATTGGCAGTGCCAGAAGAAGGCATGAGTGAAAAAGAAGCAGCAGATTGGAGAGCTGCAGCTAAAAAACAAGCAATAGAACAGTTTACATTGACCTTCAGAACACCTGAAGGTTTTTCAGTTGAGCGAAAAAGACCTTGCATTATGACATCTGGCTCTGTTTTGACTATATTATTCAACTCGTTAGCAATGCTTTGCGTAGACACGCTAGCTAAATTGCAAATGGGAATCACTAAAGACGACATAGAGACCAAATTCGTAATAAAAGTAGGAGGCGATGACAAAATTCAGTCAGGACCTTCGGATTTCGACCACCAAGCTTACGTGGAACAATTGAAAGTAATGGGGCTGGAGATACACGGAGAAGAGGTTTCAGAAACTTCGGAGGGCATAGAGTTCTATAGTTGGATATTTACTACAGAGAATGGCGAAGCTGTTTGGATTCCAAAAAGGTTTACCAAACACATTCACGCTCTCTTAGCTACAAAATCAGCTGACGCAGCTCAAGCCCTAGTATCTCACATGTGGAATTGGGTCCACTCAGAAGTGCATTACAATTTCTTCAGAAACCAGTACATTAAGATGAACAACATTGACAAAAAGATGTTTCCGCTTAAAATGATTCCTGATAGAGATTTGATAATATCTATGCTGAGAGGTTACGAAGCAGACTTGCCCAGTTTGCTACAAAACCAGCAGAAATGTTTGGTTGATCGGCATTCCGAGACGGAATGTTAGGTGCCAACCTCCAAC